TTACTTCGAAGGGAACTTGCTGATAACCTGCTCTGTATCGTATTCTAAGGCACTTACCTGCTTTACAGATTTGGGGATGGTATACCATCTTGCACGCCCTGCTTTGCGCACCGTGTTGACCAGTTCTTGACCTCCCTCGGGGCGATGTTCCATAGCGATACAGGAGCGATAAGGAGTAAGGCGACAAAACCAGCCAATGCGGTTGCAAAGATAAATGCGGTCGCAGAGGTCACGAATCTTTTTATCAAAGTCCATGGTCTGAGACGATACAATAATCGTCAAATGATATTTACGCTGCATCTTAAAAAACTCAACAGCTTCACGGGGCATAGTTTTAAAATCACGGTTAGAATGCAGCACGCCAATTTCATCGATAAGAATAAGGGAATCGGGAAGAAAAGTTTGTTTCCAGTATTCGGGCTCTAACTCATAACCAATACCCATATTGCTATAAATAAGCCCCTTATTAGAACGTAACCACTTATCAGCAACACGAGACATATACAGAGACTTGCCAGAGCCTTTTGAACCAACAACAGCTTCAAGCTTGTAGGGGTTTTTGCAATAGTTATCGATATAAACAAAAAGCCAACAAACGCAAAAGATAAGAATACCATAAAGCATAACATATAATCCTTTCTAAATGAGAAAACGTCGCCGACCATTAAAAATGGTCGGCGGCGTTTTCTCTCAATCGTTAGGAACGACCGGGAATCCAGCGGCGGAGGATACGGAGAACGATGCCCGCGATAGTGAGAATCACGAAGACAAGGAGAATGGGCTGAGACTCATAGAAATCAATGAGCTGACCCATCCAAGTAATCATCGAGGTGAAGAACTCACCGACCAAGGAAAGCAGCGTTTGGAGAATAGAAGTAGTAGCGCCCTGAAGTCATCATCCTTTCATAGAAATATATATGGCACCTGTCACGGACGGAGCAGGAGAACCAACATTGAGAAAACAGCGGCAAAGATAATGAAATAGCCAATTTCGGGGACAGAGAAGATACCGAAACAATACTGTAAAGGGAGAAATTCCATCAGCTCATGCGCCCCCAAATCGCGTTTTTAATCCAAGTAACAGTAGTAATGAAGACAAGGACAACAAGCAAAGCAGAAACGCAAGCTTGCGGATTGAGAACCTGAGACGTAGTAGTGGAATCTTCCTCATAAGGGAGCTGAATGAGTTGAGACGAACTGTTATAGGAATACCGTTCAGACGTATAGCCGGATTTATGAACCGTCTCAGTGCGTTCGACGAAAAACGTATCACCGAACCAATCCATAATAGCAGTGAAACTATTAGAGACAGCAGGGAGATTAGCATACAAAGCAGGAGTATTTGCTGCACGGTCATCATAAGCGGTCAAACTCCCCTCAAAAGGCAATTCAACTTCCTCCGGCACATAGCCGTTGCGGAGGTCTGGACTTTCGGTGATATTCTGTGCAGGCTCAGCGGGAACAGGAGTTTCTACCGGCTGAGAATCAACGGAGACTTTAGAATCCATATCGGCGACAGCCTGCGCAGACGCCTTGAGATAATCATACTGCTGCACGGTCATATCGCAAGTACTACCATCTTTATACTGCACAGTGTAGACGGTAACGCCGTCAAAATCAACCCAAGTTTTAATAATAGCAGGGAGTTCCATCATTTATCACCTCCATCCCAAAGGCCACGGAGAACAAAACCAACAAGCGAAAGCAGAAGACAAACCAAAATAAAGTTGCCAAAAGTACCGAAGCCAAAAAAGGAAATAGAAAGCACATTGGCAATAAACGAGGTAAAAACACCAAGAGCGGAAACAAAGTCTACCATGGCAACCAATCCTTTACGAACTTATAAATACCGAAGCCGACAAAGAAAACAACAAGAGCGATGAGAATAGAGCCAGCATCACCGAAAATATTAAAAACTGATTTGAAGAAGTTAAGAAAAGTCATCAGTCAACAGCCTTTCTAAGGACAATCCGGAGAATAACAGCACCGAGACAAAGGAGAGAAACAGAGAAGAGAAACGTGCGTAAATTCTGGAAAAGACCGCCGAGAAGACCAGAATTARGAAAAGTCATCAGTCAACAGCCTTTCTAAGGACAATCCGGAGAATAACAGCACCGAGACAAAGGAGAGAAACAGAGAAGAGAAACGTGCGTAAATTCTGGAAAAGACCGCCGAGAAGACCAGAAGCACTAGAAGCAACATCTGAATCAACAGAATGAAAACCATTAATAGCTTCATCAAGATAAGCCTCAGTATCACCAATCTGTTTTTCGACGTCATATTTATCCAAAAGGGAATCACGCAAAGAATCAAATTCGTCAGAAGCGGGGAAAGAATCACCGACATTCAAACCAGCCGGGAGCTTATTAGCATCAATCCAGAAACTGAGACGAACAGAGAATTTGAGAGTTTTCCCATCAAGGGACAAATACTGAGCATCTGACCAATCTTCCATATCAGGAAGAATAAGCCATTGCAAGGAAGAAAGAGAAGCATTCGGCACAGTATCAAGATGAGCCCAAGAATAATGTTGTTGATTCTGATTCAAATGCAAAACATACTGAGAATTCCAAAGAAGAGAAACAGAAGGAGAAGAAGAAGGCAAAGAAATAGAAGGGCCGGAAATAGTTAAATAATCACCACCGGAACCAGAATTATTATTAAGGTCATCTAAGCTAAAAGGAGAAAAAGAACGAACAACATAAAAAGGAGAAGCAGAACTAAGAAAAGTATCAGCACTGGAAGAACCAGAACGCCGACGGATAACTTCGGAAGTAGAAATATCAAAAGAATACGTTTTATTTTGGGGAACTAAATGAAAAGAAGAAATCGAATTAAAAAGAGAAGAAGTACCAGAGGGAATAATTTCCGGACTGTCTAACTCAACATAAGAAGTACGACCAAGGGGCAAATCAGCACGCCACCAGTCAGGATAATTAACAGGGCAAGCCCAGACTTGGACAAAGTCGTGATAGGGAGAATCACGAGAACCATCATAAAAAGTGTTCAGGTAAGAAGAAAATAAAGTTTCGAAAGTAGCAGCATAAACTTCACCGTTGACATACGGTGAAAGATGAAGATAAGGAGTTAAAGTACCACTCTCACCGTACATATCACGCTTATCAATAACGACCCACTCAAAAGAAGATGCATTATTGGAAGCAAACGCAGGAACACAAAGAGAAGAACAAACAATCAGAGCCGCGACAAGGGCGGCGAAGCGCTTATAAAAACACCGCTGCTTTTTTTTCACTTCGCCACCACCTTTCGCGACATCGAATAACGGAGGTCACATCCGTTTTGGTTGCGGGGTTAGGATTCGAACCTACAGTTTCGCGTTCAGAGCGCGACGTGCTACCGTTGCACCACCCCGCCATGTGAGAGCGGCGAACCGCTCTCCCATAGGAAATGAAATTTGGGTTTGAACAAAGAAAGTTAGACTTCCTCAATTCCGAGAAGATATCCGTTGCGGTCAAAGTCGAGGTCATACATAGCGCCAACGACAATGAGCGCATACGGCATCATGCGAGCGTCGACATTGATTCTATCAACCTGCACGCCGTCATTGTCATCGTTTGCACGCATGGAATATTCGGCCATGAGAGTAGTAAAATCATAGTCTTTGCCCTGCTTAGAAGTACCAGCGCGGCGGGACTTACCAACTACAGTAACTTTCATAGAGCGACCATCCTTTCATCAAAATAAAGAGATATCATCAAACCCATCTTCACTAAAGGGAGAGGGGTCATCAGCAACTTCACGGAATTCCTCAACGGCAATGCGCGAAGACTCAGAGAATTGTGCGACTTCCTGTGTTAACGCAAGAGGGGAAAACGGAAGACGCTCATTATAATACTGTTCCCACTTACAACAAGCGAGGAAAAGAAGCTCAGGACGATAAAGCAGGATATCAATGATACGATGACCGAAGACGTTAGCAACATAGGACATTTTTTGTTCCTCGGTATGGATAGAGACGGAGAATTTTTTAGCAAGGTCATCACTAAGAGGACACCAAAAGTCATCAGTGTAACGAATTCCGAGAGCTTCAATATCGGTCACGAACTGCATATCATCCCAGCCATCGGGGAGAAGAGTTTCATTCCCGTAGCGATTCCAAACTTTACGAAGATAGGCAAAAAGCTTCTCAGGGTCTTCATAATAAGACCAAAAGAGCGGAGAAGGGTCATAAACAGTACGACCGGAAGAATTCACACGAGAAGTATATTTCAACTCCATCTCGTAACGAATGATATAAGAATCATCGGGACAATCCAAAAGCTCACCAGAAGCCACACAAAGCTTTTTTTCGGGGTCTTGAAGGGACTTATTATAGATACGGCAGAAGACTGCAGATGACGTTCTACGACCGATATAGACGGTAGTGGAATCGCCGTAGCCCTGATACATGAATTTGCGAACCTTACGGGCTTTTTCGGGATAATTCATCTCATCAACGGAAGCAGAGATAACACCCAAATAAAACTCGCGCCACCGTTGCTTTGTCATAACAACATCAAAACAAAAGTCAAGACGAGAAAAGTGACCAAATTCATGACCTTCTTGCATCAATGACGCGAGACGGGGCAGGGTAGGACGGAAAAGCTCACAACCATGGCCAGAAACTTGTAAAGAATGCGGAGACAGTTTCGCGCCGTTATTCGGTTTATAGAAGAGTCCCGCAGGAGAATTATAGGGGGAATTCTCACTTGCGTTGGAAGTCTGCGAAAAATGCAAATCACACTGAGCAAGAGCATCTTCGATTTTGGAAATAGAAATTGAACCCTGCTCAAAAGCAAACGTAGCATAGTCAAGTTTAACAACAATTTTCATGTGAGAAAACCACCTTTCATTTCCATGGCTAAATATTACCACAGTAAGAATGAATTATCAAGAGGAAATTTCAATACGGGGGACGGGGAGACGAAGTAACGATGGACGGGGCGCAGAAAGTAGCAAATGTGGATCAATTTTTTTTTTGAATCTAAAATTTTTTTCGCGGACAAAAAAATTTTGATTCAAGACAAAAAAATTACTCCCCATTTCCTACTTTCCTTAATTAGCGCCCCTATGGCCTTGACTCAAAACGAAGTTTTGAGTCATGCTCGCAAAGCGAGCACCGGCCAGCACGCGCACGAACTGCCGCAATAGGCCGCAAAATTTCTTCCAGCCTACCCGACCGCACGCAACCAACAGCGCAACGGAAACCT